CTCTTCTGGTCTACCACCGGAAGATTTTATATCAGAGTCCCATTCACTACGGTTTGAGAAGACTGTAGTCAGGGATTCTGTGTTGTCTTTCTTTCTAGCCAGAACAAATTTCTCAGAATCTCCCTGATTGTAGTACATATCTACCAAATCAAAGTCTGGAGTACATATCGGAGAAAAACATTCTTTTACCGCAATCTCTGCGAAAGCTCCAGCGTTCTTAGGAACACCCAAGAAAACTACAGCATCAAACTTTTCCTGTCCTTCAGATAAAGATACATTCCACTCAAATTTGTCCATTCCGTGACGATACTGTTTATTACTTTCTATAGTACAATCTTTTAGACCATTGTTCCTATACATGGAATGCATTATCCCTCTGTGACGACTTTCTGATGGACTACAGACTTTTATGTCACCTTTGTATCCAAACATTTTCCAAACCATAGGAATGAACTGTAATACTATGTTGGGGTCCGATACCTGATCTAAATGAGACCTCTCGGGAGACATAAGATCTACGTGTCGAACGGCATCTTGAGGAAGTAACCAAGATGTCTGTCCGTCATTAAAATGTCCAACAAAAAGAATATTTTTATAACCTTTTGTTCTTAGGAAGTTACAATACATCGGACATCTCGACAGAACTTCTTCTACTGTATTTACCTTGTTAGAAGAATGACGAAGATAAAGTTTATTGTTTTTTATGTTATCGTTTAATTGCCCATTTAGGTTACGTGACATCTCTTCCTTTTCGTGTCCCATAACATATCGATAGACCGGACCGTTCCCGTTAGTCTCCCTTAGAATTGTTTCGTTTTTTGTATTGAAAAACATTTATTAATTTCCCTTATAGATATTTTGGATATAGTTTTCAAACTCTTCGATTTTATTCAATCGATTAGGCCATAAAATATATTCCTTCTCAGGGTTCTGTTTTAGATTGTTGAGAAGAGGTTGGATCGCATTAAACAATTTGTCTAATCGATCTTGTGTAGCGTCCACAGTAGAAGAAACAGATTCTAACTTAGACGAAGCATTCTGCACCGCCTCAAGTTCTTCCTCGTTTACTAGTGTGAAACCAAAGTCAAATAATTGTTCTGTCATGCGTATATTTATACAAATTAAACCTTGACTTTTATTGTTTATGCGTGTATAATGTACTTATTATTTGAATGGGAGTGTATGTTATGCAACACGGAAATATGAGATGTTACCCCAGTGGTCGGAAGAAATCTTTCAATGCTTGGACCACCAAGAAAAAAACACAACCCAAGTTTGTTCCTATGGAAGTGGTGAACGAACCTTATCGTAGGCCCACACCAGTATACCAATCTGTGGATTGTGACACTGTACACACCACAAAAGAAGAGAGATCAGTCTATACTGGTACTCTAGTTAAAGGTATCAGTACTATGCACAAATCTAATATGGTTCCTATCATCAACGATCAAGAAGCTAAAGACCATGCGAGTATGAGGAGGTAGTATGGGACGTTCACAATCCAAACGTAGTGGTCGGAAGAACACGATAAAGGACTTTGGTAACCCTGTGGTTAAGAATATGGAGAAGTTTAATCGTCCTTCTACTCATGTTGATAAGAAAAAAGAAGCGAAAAAAACTGGTGACTACAAATAAAAGACTTGACAATATTGTTTTGTTGTGTTATAATGTGTAACATAATGTCGATAAACGTAGATTCCTATTGATTGGTATGGTATCGACATTAAATTTAATTATGGATAATGTGAGGATAAGTGGTATGACAGCAACTATTAGTAAAGAAGAACGATACGCTATGATTCGACGTGCTGCAAAGAAAGTGCAAAAACGTCAGAAATTACAACGTAGTTCGGACAAGTTAACTAAGGAAGCTATACGAATTGATCGTCAAGATCATAAAGAGAGAATATCATGGAGTGACGCAGATGTATATGCAAATGCTCATTACAGTGATGTTTACAATGCAACAATGAAAAGTGAAGAATGGAGTTAAGATGGATAATCTTATTGATTTGGGTCAATACCCACGTAATGATGTTGAGTTAATCTCTCGTGAGTTTATGCGAGTAGTTTATCTTGATGTGTGTAAGGATTACGCTGAAGAAGTTGAAAAGGAAGATAAGGATGAAGGTGTCATCAAAAACATTGAAGACCTAATTCGTTCTATAGAAATGGTTATTATCATGTTAGATGGTAACGATGACTTCCTGAAATTCATAACTTCGGGTGATGAAGAAGAAGTATCTGAAGAAGATGCTGAATACGATAGATTTTGAGGATTTGATATGATTGAATTATATGATGATGTTGTACGTGCGTTACAGAGTGGTAGTGCTAACGTGAAATTCATGAAGGTCAATGGAGATTTCCGTGACATGACTTGTACTTTAGAAGAGTCTGTTATTGGAAAACAGGAAGTTGATCCTAATGGAAAGACAAAGGTCAATCGTGAGGTTGTCCGTTGTTATGATACGAATGCTGAAGGGTGGCGTTCGTTTAGATTAAACTCTGTCTTAGAGTTTAGTAGTAGAACCCTAAGTTGGACTCTATAAGATGCCTAGAAAACCAATGACAGAAGAACAACGTGCAGCTGCGGTTGAAAGACTTGCAAAGGCACGTGAAGCTCGGGGTTACGATGGATCTAAGTCAGTACATGAGAATCTTCGTGACATGGATAAGGATAGTCCTATACATTGGAAGAAGGTGAAGGGTTGGATAACGGAAATACAGACTGAGTTGAAATCAACTAAGGCTAAGAAAACATCCAAGGACAGAAAAGAACGTGCAGAATATATTAATCTGGAAGTTTACCTTTCTAATCTTAAGAAGTATCTTGCGAGTGGTATCTACCATGACTCTCGTTATGGTCGGCACCGTGAAGGTCGCATGAATACTGTAGTCCGTACCCTAGCATACCATCCAGATGGATTTCCCAAAAGAACATTAGGATTTTATTATCCTGATCTTGGGGGTCAAGTTTGGACAAAGGAGATGGATGATGAGTATCAAAGAAGTAGGAGTCTCGAAAGAAAACGAGGACGAAAACAAGTTTCTGAACAAGAAAGCGTTTAGTAAACTTATAGAAACCACTGTTTTCACGAAGAGACTTAGTTACATGGATGCTATATTGCATATCTGTGAGAAAAACAATATTGAACCCGAAGATGTCAAACGGTACCTCAATAAAGCTATTCTCGAAAATGTTGAAGCGGAGGCAAGATCTTTAAATTTCTTGCCAAAGATGAATACATTAGATGTATAAATATAGTAGTAAACGCCAAATAATAGTTTACAAAACATACGATGTGTGGTATAATAGACCACAATACAATTTAATACAATGTTAATACGAAGGAAATAAAATATGTCTTTTGCAAGTCTAAAGTCCAAGTCTATGGACATCTCAAAACTCGTCAACGCAGCAACAGAAGCGTCTGGCGCAAATCAACAAACTAACAAGTACCAAGATGATCGCATCTGGAAGCCTACCGTAGATGAGTCTGGCAATGGTTATGCTGTCGTCCGTTTCTTGCCTGCAATGGAAGGTCAAGACCTCCCTTGGCAAAGATACTGGGATCATGGGTTTAAAGGCCCAACCGGAAAGTGGTACATTGAAAAGTCTCTTACCAGTATTGGACAGAATGATCCAGTAGGTGAGTTAAACTCTCGTTTATGGAATAGTGGTATCGAAGAAGATAAAGAAACCGCTCGCAGACAGAAGCGTCGACTACACTATGTGTCTAACATCTTAGTGTTGAATGATCCATCAAATCCGTCTAACAACGGAAAGGTCTTCATGTACCAGTATGGTAAGAAGATCTTCGATAAGATTATGGACCTTATGCAACCAGAATTCCCTGGCGAGACTCCAGTAAACCCATTCGACCTTTGGAGTGGTGCTGACTTCCAACTTAAGATTAGAAACGTTGCTGGGTACCGCAACTATGACAAGTCTGAGTTCAAAGCACCTTCCTCTCTACTTGAAGGTGATGAGACTGCGTTGGAAACTGCATACAACTCTATGCACGAAATCTCAGAGTATGCAGATCCTAACCAATACAAGTCTTATGATGAACTCAAGCAGAAACTAGAGATGGTTCTTGGACTATCTACTGGTGTTGGTTCGACAGTTAAGAATGAAGCTTTGAGTCAGTCTGCTCAGACTGTACCTCTTAAAGCAGTAGGGGAACCTACTATTGTTGAAGCACCTACACCAGAGATTCAGTCTGCCTCCGACGAGGAAGACACACTATCTTACTTTGCTAAGATGGCCTCTGAAGATTAATTATCGTTGTTATGTGTTACGAAGAGGGACTCGAAAGAGTCCCTTTTTTATGCAGTTCTTGTTCCCATAAATGGATCATGAGAATCGTGTGAAGATAAGGCATTACTTACAAAACTAGTACTATTGTTATTAGTATTGTTTGTGGAATTATCGGAAGGTGCAAATACCGCGTTTCCTCCATTACTATTTGAAGCTATTTGGTTAGCAGTGTCAACACTTTCCTTCATCTTGGGTGCTTGTGTGGGTACTGGTTTAAGTAAAGATGATACCTTACTAAAATTTTCAATATCTTTTCCACTGAATGAATTTAAGCCTGGCGTAAAATCAAGTTCTTTCTGTCCATCAAACCATCCTTCACCAACAAGATATCTATTTTCAGGATTTGGTCCCTTACCAATCATAGCACCCATCATGGGAATGAGGTAGGACATTGATTTACCAAGTCTAGCCACTGATCTATCAATTTTGTTGAAATTGACCTTGCCGAAACGTTCTACTGAGTTGGTGACAATATCTATTTTTTCTCCGATATCGGAAAGACCTTGAAGGTTATCTGCGTTTAATGTGGAAAGTGGAAGAAGACCTCTATATATTTTTTGAAATACATCTTCTTCATCATTTTTACCAAAAATCCTACCAACAAAGTCCAATATACTACCCAGTGCTTGTCCTCCTAGTAGAGCAACCAATCCAGCACCCAGAGAAACCATAGAACCACCGACAGCAATCAGGTTAGCGCCGTCCAGTGAACTGAGTGGATTGAGGCCCGCTGCGAGGTTAATCATTAAGTCTCTTATACCAGTACCATCAGCACCGAAGAATCCGAGTATTTTTATTAATCCATCTGTCGCTGCGAGTCCAGCAAAGAATGCACCAAGGCCAACACCTATTGCACCCATACCAACTGCCGCCATACCAGCTGCCCCTGCACCACCGACTGCTCCGAATAGTGCGCCTGCACCTAAAAGTGCACCCAAAGCGACTAATGACTGTCCAGAGAACGCACCTAAACCTTCAGCAAGATTTATCATCATGTTCTTGAGAGAGGACATGTCAGTGTTCATCCATGATCCTGCTTTATCACCTAAAGCAAGTCCAGCAAAGAATGCACCAAACCCAAGACCTATTGCACCCATACCAACCATCGCTTTACCCGAACTTTTAGCTCCAAATAATGCACCGAATGCTCCTCCTGCCGCAAGTAAAGCGCCCATTTTCAGTAAACCTTCCGTGGGAGTATCAGCGAAAGCCTCACCTAATGTTACCATTTGTTTTTTTATGGTGCTCATGTCGGTGCCAATCATTGCACCTAATTTATCGCCTGCTGATAATCCTGTGAAAAATGCACCAATACCAAAACCCAACGCACCTAGAGTAGCTACAGCACCCAATCCTTTTATGGCAAATCCAAGACCAGCACCTACTCCAGCTCCGACACCAGCTCCAAAACCACCCGACTTGTTGACAGTTTTCGATTTGTCTACGGACTTGTTGTTAACCTTTCCTCCGCCTTGGATTCCTTCTATAGCCTTGAGTAACCTACTCTCGAAAGTTTCCCTATCTCTCTTTTCTTCTAGATCATCTCCAGTTTCTTTACCTTCCTGAAATCCTCTTATTGCCTTAAGTATACCACGATTACTTTTTTCGATTGACTGGATTAGATTATTGGAGAATATAGATCGAACAGCAGAATCACGTACACGACCGGATATAATGTGTATGCCCATGTCTATGGTGCCGACTTTTTCCAGCATCTTATCAGAGGTTATTTTCTGAGATTCCAGTTGTTGTGCTATTTTTTTAAGGCTCATTTCTTATCCTTGTTGCTTGGCCCTTTGATTTTTTTCGTTGATATCATCCATCAACATTGTTAGGTAAATCTCTCTCTCCCAAGGTATCATTCCTTCCACTTCGTTCAACGAGTAATTAAAATTATTTAACAGTTGGAAATTTACCTGATAATAATTAGTCAAAGTGTCGTGAGAGAGATTTATCAAAAAAAATCGTCCATGCCTCTTAATGTTTTTTTATTATGATGATTACAAGATTCACATTCGAATTCCACGTCCTTTGATAAGGTTGGTATGGAAATGGCAAACTGTGATATTCTCTCGAATTGTTCTGTTGTCATAGATTCTAAGAAGTTTATAATTTCTTCTTGGGGTTCATCCTTAATAGAAACTCTTTCATCATCTGTTAGTACAGAATCCATACAACTAACAACCAGATGAAGTAGAGCTTCTGTCGCTGTGTTACTGTCCAAAAGTTCTTGGTTAGATAGAAAATCGTCATATGTAGGAAATTTCATTTTTACGACGACATCATCTGTTACGGCTACATTCATGTCGGGCATATCACCAACAACTTCAACCTCATCCAGATCAATTTTTATTTCATTATCAGTTCCACATTCATCACACTTCATTAATATAGTAGAAACTTCTCCTACAGATTTAGAACGAATTTTGGTAAACATGTAATCAACATCAAACGTCGATAGAGTTCCCTCTATTTTATCCTCAACACAAATATTAATTGTATTGACCACGGACCGCAACAAATCTCCTCTGTTTTGTGATTCAAAAGCTATGAGTAAATTCTTTTGTTCCTTAACTAGGAAAGGTCGATAAATAACTTTCTGTCCCGACGAGGGTATCGTCATTTCGTATGTGGGTGTTGAGTTTAACTTTGGTAATGCCATTTTATAAATCCTATATAATTTAAATTATTCCACCGGATAGACTTATTTTAGGAGAAAATAGACCTCTTTCGTCTTTGATTACTCTCCAATTTGTGTACGAAAATTGTACACTCACTTCTACTAATCCATCCGCATCATTTGATAGTTCAATACTACTTATGGTTGTCGGAAAGGCATCTATAAGTTCCACACTGTATATAGATGCACCTAACAAATCAAGATCCAAACTTAATGGACCAACATCAAAACCCACCCTCATAATAGGTTTTCTTAGTTGATGAATTTTAATTGGAGCAACATAGTCGTTTTTGTATGCGACAGTCCCTAGTCTTAAAGGATTACTATTACCACTAAGTTCCTCGGTTTTTCTTTTTTTACCTTCTATAACTTCTGTTATTTTTTCTGTGACAATATCACCTAAAGAAGTCTCTTTCGAACTTGTTGTTGAATCTGAGAGTCTTTCCTCTCCTATCATAACTCTTCTCCAAGAGTCAAAATATTTCTTTATTCCATAATCATTCAATGCATAAAATGTCATACTGACATCATCTACAGCAAATCCATTAACGACCTTCTCGTTAAATATTCCCATCTGACGATCTAGAGTTAGTATCTGTTTGCCAGGCATTGATACATTCTTACATAGGATATTAGCATCTCTAGGGTCTAGTCCTGATAATTTGTTATTCTTAGTTATACCCACGGAAGTGGGCATCTCTACCGAATACTGATTGGTCACCGCAATACCATTCTTGGATATCAATGAACCTTTTAATTGTTCTATTCCAGCCATTTATTAACCCACCATTTTTTGAGAGTCGTTGTATACTTTAAAGTTGTTTGCTTTACGGAAGTCTGCGGTCGGTAAAAAGGTTGCGATTTCCCACTCAGGTGCAGGCACTAATGCGAACTGCGATTTTACCTGTTTATTCAGGTAATGTTTTACACATGGTTTATAATACTTTAACTTAGAAGAACTTTGTAAAAGAGAATATTGCGCCTTGAACCGTGTGGTGTTATTGAATGCCTTGTTAGTGGTAATCCCCATCAATCCATCTAACATCTTTGCACGTAGTATAGGTGGTAAGTAATGTAGGTTCAAACCTAGAAAACCACCCTCTGCCGGGCCAATAACAACAACCAAGGGGAACAGATCGTAATATGGAAGAGTGTCCTTATGTTTGGGATCGTATTGAAACATGTACATACTACCCACAATCTCATTACTGGTTCTTTTCAAAGGTTCTTCTTTCATCAACGCTTCTCGGTTGATGCTACGAAGATTCTTAGCCTTCTTTTGAAACCAAGCACGAGACTCTCTGGTACGAGGAGTTATGCCCGCCTTGAACGCTTGAAGTTCTAACCTGTTGAATATATTTGACACTATATAACTCTCTTAAAATCTATAGTTCTATTTATAAGAATATTAAGATAATGTGTTATTTCTTTTTCTTCTTACGAAATGGTGATAAAGGCTTGATAGTCTTCTTGGTCTTAGGTCTCTGTGTAGATTTGGGCATGATGCCCATCGCAGTTAATTCCTTTTCGGTCCACACTTCAAAGTGCCATCCACGATCCAGACAATACTCTCTTGCAGTCTTCCACTTAGATTGATTCTTAACGTATGTTAGACCCTCACTCAATAGTCTCTGACGTGTCTTACCCCGACCACTTTCGGGTTTTTGCGTTTCTTTGAATGGTTTTACTTCAACTACGACAATACGACCAGTGTCATATTTTATAACGAAGTCGGTGTAATATCGGTGCATCCGTTTGTCGGTATCGCACAGATACGGAATAACGAGTTCTTCAGACACCCATTGAACAACAGAACCATTATTGTCGCACCATTTCATCACATGACGTTCCCACATGCTACGATACACAATATCCTCTGAATTACCAGCATACTTTTTGGGGTTGAGTGGTTTGTATCTACCTTTATATGTTTTCATCGTAAATTGTGTATAAATAGTATTATAATATTTATAACCTACAGAGAGTAGTAAAATGGCTGGAACAGAAGTGTCGGGAGATGAAAAAGGAAAAAAAGAAGTAGAAGAGGTAAAAACTTCTGATGACGGCATCGTAGGTCCCTTGTCATATCCTATAGATGAGGGTTCTCAATACGGTTCCAGAGTTACTTTTCATTTGGGAGAAATTATTCCGCCCACATTAACCGGAAAAACGAGTGCTGGAGACGCTATGAAAAAAGTTAGTAATAGCATTATGCAGAGAGGAGAAGAAGTTTTATCTGACAATGGAAATGAAAATAATATTTCAGATTTTTTTTCAAATCTTTTAGGGGATTTTAGTTCAATTTTTAAAATGTCAGAATTAAATATTTCCGAATCCTCCGACGGAAACATAATTCCATTGACAGGCAAGGCCATAAGCATATATCTTCCGGTTGGTTTTGCTTCGACTGATACGTTAAATTATGAAAGTCCTCAACTCGGTGTTCTGGGCGCTTCCGTACAATCAGCTATAAACAGTGGTGCCGGTTTGGGATCTGCCACGGGAAAGGGATTGATGGATCTGATAAGTTCATTCTCCACTACCGATGGAGGAGACGTTGCAGCTCTGGGAATGACAAAATTAGCAAGTAAAGGTCCGGCAGAACTTGGTTTAGGTGCTACTGCAGCTTTAAGGGTAACTGCTGACCCAAATATTAGAACATTGTTTAAGGGTGTTGGAGTTAGACAGTTTCAATTTCAATTTAAATTCATAGCAAAATCTAAAGAGGAAGCTGTAATAGTAGAAAATATAATAAAACGTTTTAGGTTTTACTCTTATCCCGAAAGTATAACTTTAGGAGATTCCCTAGGAGCTGGATTTAAATTCCCCAACCCGTTCAATATAAAAATTGAGTCAAAGGATAGTGAAGGACAGTATAGAGTTTTTGGCCACCAAATATTGGGTTCATACTTGACGACTATAAACACAAACTATAATGCATCTTCAATGTCTTTCCATGATGATGGTAGACCTGTAGAAATTGATCTGAGTCTCACATTTACCGAAGAGACTACTTTAGATAGAAAAAAAATTAAGGAAGGTTTCTAATGGCATATTTTAAAGATTTTCCGGTGGTAGGTTATTCTTTCGAGGGAGAATCTACTATAATGACTAATTTGTCAGTATATGCAGAGGTTATCGATGAAATTAGACTATCTTCAAGTTTTTATCAAGATTACTATGTAAAAAATGGGGAGAGACCTGACCACATCGCTTACAACATGTATAGGAATCCTCAACTTTATTGGGTATTTTATCTTATGAACCCAAAACTTAGGGAACAGGGTTGGCCTATGTCTCAAGAAGAGATAACGGATAAGGTCAAAAGAGATCATCCTAATCAGACGTTCCTGTTCAATACCGACACACCATCAAAACTATATGTGGGTCAGGAAATAAGAGGGTATACTTCTGGTGCCAACGCTACGGTACTACATATCAATTTAGATCTAGGTCAGGTTACTGTAAGTACAGACCAACCCTTCCAGTCAGGTGAACTAATACAACTAGTAGAAAACAATTCGACGTATTCCTTTATTTCTATTGGTGATGAGTATCTCGCTGCACATCATTACACATTAAATGGAGAGATTGTTGACATAAATCCATACTTACCTGTACCAAATGATCGTGTGAAGGTGACTAACTTAGATTTCTATGTCAGTGAGAATGATAAATTAAAACAGATAAGAGTTATCAAACCAAAAAATGTCAATACTGTTGTCAACGCATTCAGAGATGCCATAAGGTAATTATACAATGAGTGAAGCAAATCTTAGTGCGATTGAGGCTGTAGATTCAATAGAATTTAAATCTATTGTTATTGAGTCTGATAAAATGGAAAACAATTCCATTGATATCACTGATATGACGGTTGACATACAGATTTTTGAACATATAGATAAACCCTATCTCACCGCTTTGTTAGCTTTTGCTGATACCAATGATTTAGTTTCTTCTACTAATCTTTCCGGTGGTGAGAAGGTAACCATCACCTTACAACTAACCAGACCGGACACCATAGAGGTTTCTAAAACATTTTATATAGACAACATTGTCGGTTCTAGTAAGTCTAATGAGAACTCTGAGTTCTTCATATTTCATCTTGTAGAAGACATTGCATATATCGCATCTCTTAATAATATCAATAAATCTTACTCTGGTAATCCCGAAAAGATAATACAAACGATATCCAAAAATTTTCTAGGTAACAAAAAGATCTTAGTGCCTAGCAAGTCAGATCAAAACATGAAAGTCATAATTCCAAATCTAAATGCAATTGAAGCTATGTCTTGGATTAAAAACAGGACATGTACTAGTGAAGGTTACCCTTTCTATCTGTACTCGACAGTCGCGGATGATTACCTAACTTTTATTGATTTGAAGAGTATGTTGCAAGAAGGTTCAATGAATCCAAACCACCCTTACACGTATTCAAAGTCCAGTGCTTCTACAGGTTCTACAATTTCAACTAAAAACAGAAGAACTATTTTACAATATAAGTCGTCGGACAATGAGGATCTCTTATCTTTAATACGAAAAGGACTTATAGGTGCTGAGTATAGATTCATTGACCCCACAAAGAATGATAATAATAAATTTATATTTGATGTTCAGACTGATGTTATAAAGAAAATAAAGAAAGACCTTAATATAAAATCTCCGGTGTATGATGAAGTTTATAAACACGACGGAAAGTCTTTCAATGAGTACCAGTCTCGAAGTATTTCTATGATTGGTGGTACTCAGGCATACTACCAGAACCACAATTCTTATATGCAAAGTAAGGATGTTGCGCAATATAAGTCAAACATTATTAATAAGTCTATTGATCAACTGCTTAAAAAGAACTCCATCGACATTACTGTCAATGGTACAGATCTACTTGGGGGTGATAGTAACTACACTATCGGTAGGAAATTAACCACACGATTCCTGAGAAACATGGCACCCGAAGACACCGACTATTTCTTTGATAATAAGAAGTCTGGTGACTTTCTCATATTCTCAGCCAAACACAATATTAGTAGAGAGTCCTATACGGTCTCACTATCATGCGTTAAACTTGACAATGGTGATGTAAAATGATACCCAGTACCTTTATTGATTTCTATGGTGACCAGACACGCTGGTTCCTCGGTTCGGTGGTTGACCTCAATGATCCCTCCAAACTCGGTCGCGTGAAGGTTAGAGTTTTCGGGGTTTACGACGCTAAAGAAGGAGACCAATATTTAATCGCCGACGAAGATCTGCCTTGGGCCCAGATAGTAGTTCCTATCACTCAAGGTGTTCACGAAGGCAAGGGACAGTACCTAGGAATACTGAAGGGAACTCAGGTGTTCGGACTATTCCTTGACGGACAAAACTCTCAGTTGCCTATGGTTATCGGTACTGTACCCAAGGAAGGAGATG